AAAACCAACTTATGTTTCGACAGATAGACCAAAGAAAAAAATGAAGGAAGAATTAGATTTACAAGAAGCAGAAAAGGCAGCAAAAAAGGATGCTTGCTATCATAAAGTTAAATCTAGATATAAAGTTTGGCCAAGTGCATATGCATCTGGAGCACTTGTAAAATGTCGCAAAGTTGGTGCTGATAGTTGGGGTACTAAATCTGAAGCAGTCGATGAAGTAAGATATTGCCCTGCTTGCCAAAAAGGTGAAATGAGAGAAGAGTGCAAATACGGACCAAAATATTGGGATATGTTTTCTCAACCCATAGATCTCCCAGAAATATTAGTTGCAAATCGAATGAAGTATGATCCAAATAAACCACATCCCACAAATGAGCAGAAGGATCATGAATATTCAATGGCTCGTTCAGAGATTTCTACAATCATCTCTGCAGCAAAAAGACTGAAGAAAAAGATGGGTAAAGGTGAAGGATCACTAGAAGCTTGGGTTCAGTCAAAAATTACCAAAGCAGCAGACTATTTGGACACAGCAGCAGATTATGTTGAAAGTGGAGAACATAATGTCGATGAGGCAAAGAAGTGTTGGCCAGGGTATAAAAAAGTAGGAACTCAAAAGTTGTTTGGAAAAACTTATAATCGTTGTGTAAAAGAGGGTTACTCGAATTGGAGAGAGGAACTTGCCGAAGACTGGCAATCAGTTAATCGTAAAGATAAAACTGATGGTCTAAGTCAAAAAGCAGTTAATGCATATCGTCGTGAGAATCCCGGTTCCAAACTTCAGACTGCAGTGACTGAAAAAAATCCAGAAGGTAAAAGAGCAAAACGTCGTGCTTCATTCTGTCGTCGTATGAAAGGTATGAAAGAAAAACTCACATCTGCTGAAACCTCAAGAGATCCAGATTCCAGAATTAACAAAGCCCTCCGTCGTTGGAACTGTAACTAATGAAATCATTCAATCAATTTCTATCAGAAGCTGTAAACATTGCCGGAGATTTTAACGGCAATCTTTACATCAATAGTTCTGAACCACAATCAGAGTCTGTCGGAGAATCTTTCTTTGCTGATGTAGTTTGGGAAGGAAAGATGTATCGTTTGGAAGTGGAGGGTTCTATGATGGATAAGAACGCTCTTGCTGAACAACTTCAGGGTGAGTATCCTGGAGCAATTGTTCACAACATTTATCCATCACAAGCTCAAAGTTCTTTAAGAATCAAAAATTCACAAAGATATCAACCAGAAAGACTAACTTGGACTGATTAATTATGGCTCAGTGGAATAAAAAAACACAGGACTTTCTAGATCAAGAAAGATCCTTATTTGAAGTTGTTAACATCGCAGATCACTGGGGTGAACAGACTGATTGGAGACCTTCATTTACAGGAAAGAACCGATTTAAGGTATCGCCATACCAGACAACATTTTTCAATACTTTCCAGTATGGTCTAGAGACTGATGTATGGGACACATCAATCGTAGGTATTGCTTCTGCAGTACATAATATCAATGCATCCAATGTTACAATGTCTGTTGGAGTCACAACAGGTTCCAAAGTGATCCGACAAACCAGACATGTAATGCGTTATATTCCTGGCAGAACATCTACAATATCTTTTGCAATTCGTTTAGATACTCCAGTAGTAGGAATTCGTAGAAGATTTGGAGTGTTTGATGAAAAGAATGGTGCTTTTTTTGAGGACAATGGTGGAACTTATTCTTGTGTAGTTCGTAGCACAACAACAGGAATTACTACAGAAACTAGAATAACTAGAGAAAACTGGAATGGTGATAAGTTGGATGGTAATGGTCCAAGTCAAATCACTGCAAGTCCAACCGCACAACAGATGATTAATATTGAATATGAGTGGTATGGTGCAGGTGAAGTTATTTTTACTTTTAGTATTGATGGAGAAACTCATACAGTTCACAAATTCCAACATGCAAACAAAATAAATCAATTATGGTGTGGAACTCCATTCTTACCAATTCGTTGCGAAATTGAAAATGTAACTGGTGTTGCAGGAACTCATTACATGTATCAGGGTTCTAATTCACTTTCTCAAGAAGGAGAACCAGAAAAACTTGGAACTCTTATCAGTCAAGGTAATCCGATTACTGGGACAACGATGGCAGTTGCAAATACTTTTTATCCAATTCTCAGTCTTCGTCTTAAACCAAGTTGTCTGAGTGGTGTTGTAATTCCAAGGTCACTTCAAGTATCTACCAATGATAACACCAATATCTTCTGGAGATTAGTTGAGAACCCAACTCTAGTCGGTGCAGCATTTACAGACCACGCAAACTCAGATGCAATTACTCAATATGATACCACTGCAACTTCTTTTACTGGGGGTAAAGTTCTTTTGAGTGGATTTGTTGTTGGTGGTGGAGGAAGTCAGGTAGTCATTGATGATAAAGCACAACTGCAGATTGGTAGAAGTGGTATTGGAACAATTAGTGATATTTACACTCTTGTATGTGCCTCACCTAATACTAACAAAGCAGCACTTGCGGTTATGAACTGGTTGGAACAAAGGTAATTTTTTTATGGCAGATAATGTATATTTGGGAAATCCAAACCTTAAGAAAGCAAATACACAAATTCAATTTACGGAAGAACAAATTATTGAGTTCTTAAAGTGTAAAGAGGATCCTGTATATTTCGCAAAGAATTATATTAAGATTGTTTCTTTGGATCACGGTCTGGTTCCTTTTGAGATGTATCCATTTCAAGAGAAACTTGTAAAGAACTTCCACGAGAACAGATTTAATATCTGTAAGATGCCACGACAAACGGGTAAATCTACAACTGTTGTCTCATATTTGTTACATTATGCTGTCTTTAATGATAATGTTAATATTGCCATCCTAGCGAACAAAGCATCTACTGCAAGAGACCTTCTTGGAAGATTGCAACTTGCTTATGAGAATCTACCCAAGTGGATGCAACAGGGAATTATATCGTGGAACAAAGGATCTCTGGAACTAGAAAATGGCTCCAAAATTTCATCTAACTCTACTTCGTCATCTGCTGTCCGAGGCGGATCTTATAATGTCATCTTTTTGGACGAATTTGCGTTCATTCCGAATCACATTGCTGATGACTTCTTTGCCTCTGTTTATCCTACTATTTCTTCTGGACAAAGCACGAAGGTAATTATTGTATCTACGCCACGTGGTATGAATCATTTCTACCGTATGTGGCATGACTCTGAGAGGGGCAAGAACGAATATGTACCAACAGATGTTCATTGGTCTGAGGTGCCTGGTAGAGACCAAGCATGGAAGGAACAGACAATTGCAAACACTTCCGAACAACAATTCAAAGTTGAGTTTGAATGTGAATTCTTAGGATCTGTTAATACTCTGATTAATCCATCAAAACTTAGAAATTTTGTTTATGAAGATCCGATAAAAAGAAATGCTGGATTGGACATCTACGAACAACCGCAAGAGGAAAATAACTACTTAATTACAGTAGACGTTGCTCGTGGTCTTGGTAATGATTACTCGGCATTTATTGTTTTTGATATTACAAACTTCCCATATAAAGTGGTAGCAAAATATAGAAATAATGAAATCAAACCAATGTTGTTTCCAAGTATCATTTATGAAGTTGCCAAAGGATATAATGATGCTTGGTTGTTAGTTGAAGTCAATGATATTAGAGATCAGGTAGCAAGTATTCTCCACTTCGATTTGGAATATGATAATGTTCTGATGTGTGCAATGCGTGGTCGTGCAGGTCAGATTGTTGGTTCTGGATTTAGTGGCAAGAAATCTCAACTTGGTGTTCGTATGACTGCGGCAGTCAAAAAGTTAGGATGTTCAAACTTAAAAACTTTGATGGAGGATGATAAGTTACTAACCGTTGATTATGACATCATATCAGAGTTAACCACATTTGCTCAGAGACATAACTCCTTTGAGGCAGAAGAGGGTTGTAATGATGACTTGGCAATGTGTCTTGTTATCTTCTCTTGGTTGGTCGCCCAGGACTATTTCAAAGAGATGACAGACAATGATGTTCGTAAGAGAATTTACGAAGAACAAAAAAATCAGATTGAGCAAGATATGTCACCTTTTGGATTTATTGTTGATGGGATAGATGAATCTAGTTTTGTCGATCAAGATGGAGATCGATGGTATGTAGATGAGTATGGAGACAGATCTTACATGTGGGAATATCGTTAGATGGATTTAGATGATCAAATAGAATTAGAACATTTACTATTCTTTGATCGAAAGTGTAGAGTCTGTGGAAAAGTCAAAAGTTTAATGGACGATTTTTATCTGACAAGAAAAAATAAGTCTACATTTACATCTGCATATTCTTATGAGTGTAAAGAATGCACGGTAAAAAGAATTACTGAGACTAGAAGATTAAAAATAAATTCATTCAAATGGGAGTATCCTGACTGGTAGTGATGTTCACGCATCGTTTCCCCGTTGGAAGTAGTGGTTTTAATAAATATTTCTAGATAAATTTGGATTGCGAGGGGAATCAAGATGCCACTAAATTTAGCATCTCCTGGAATTTTAGTAAGAGAAGTGGATTTAACTGTTGGAAGAGTAGATCCAACATCTGATAAAATTGGAGCAATTGTAGGACCTTTCGAAAAGGGTCCAGTAGAATTACCTACACTAGTTCAGACTGAGAAAGATTTGCTTGACCTTTTTGGTAAGTCATACTCGACTGATAAGCACTATGAGCATTGGTTAACAGCATCATCGTTTTTAGCATATGGTGGTGCTCTACGTGTTGTTAGAGCAGATGACACTGGATTTGCAAATGCTGGTGTCGGTGGAACAGTTAAAATTAAGAGTATCGAGCACTACGAGCAACTTGGTTACGACGAGAACACGATTAATGGAGTCGTTGTTGCAGCCAAGAACCCAGGATCATG